CCGCCATTGCCGAAGATGTCATCGGCAAGAGTCTGGTCAAGTGTTGGTAGCCCAGGCTTGTGAATGCAGACATTGAACAGCGTCTCGGCCTCGAGCCTGTTGAGCCAGAGCCTGACCTGTAGAGCCTGCAGTCCATTGAAGGCCACATCGACGACGCCACCCACGCTCTCGAGGTTCGTCTTCTCGACTCGCACCCGACGGCTCAAAGTGATCTGCTCGCGCTGCCAAGAGTGCTCCTCGACGAGCTTGGTCACGTCTTCGATGACCACTTCCCACCTACCATCGCCGCTCGGAGTAGGTCGCTGCTGAACGTAGCCTTGCCTGTGCCAACGTACAGTGGCAATTCCAGTGACCACCTCGAACAGGTAGACATCTGCCTCGAAGTGGTACGCATCCCAGTCGGGGCGAGAGGTCAGCGTCAGCGTCTCTGTGAGCCCATTGTCTCCCGGCACATATGCATCAGGTCGCACCTCGTGAGCTCGCACCCGAGAGCCGCACACGCCTCGGTTGACCGTGATCACTGGGTTGCTGCCAGTCGTCACAGAGTCGACGCGCACTGCCTCTTGGCCTATCCACAAGATATCGCCGACGGTCGGTGCGTTGCCGTTGTAACCAAAGCCGATGAGCGTGTCAGTGCTCAGGATTCGAGGGTTGACGGAGTCGCGGAAGATAGTGTTCTGAAAGCCCGGGTCATCGGCGAAGTATGCGGAGAGCCCGTCGTCGACATCGACCATGGATATCTGGATTGGAGCTGCTGCAGTCACTGGCTCGCGAATGTCGCCCGCAACCGAGATGCCAGATGGGCTGCTTGTCAGGTCAAGCCACTGCAGCTGGATGTAGCCTGCGAAGGCACCGGGTAGAGAGAGGTTACCGTGCCAGTTGGTGAAGAGCACGGGCACCGTGGTCGTCGTACCAGTCGGGTCAGGAAGGCCACGAATGCAGAGGCCAATTGCGTACTGTGTCGCTGCCATCAGACTACGAATCCCCGCGTGCCAATGAGACGACGCGCCATAGGTTGATTGCCTGCAGATGCCGCGGCCAAGCTCCGAGCCACTGCCTCGCCGAACTGCTGCGCTCCTGTCAGGTCATTGGTTGGGAATACCGCGCCGCGAAGGTCGACCACGATAGAGCCTGGTGTTCCATTGCTCTGTTGGCTACTGCCTCCGAGGCTGTTGCCTGTGCCACCAACACCACCTGCCGACGAGCTGATTCCTGCGCCGCCACCCACGTTGGGCACGCTGCCGCCTGCGCCGCCACCTGCGCTCGACACAAAGGCCGAACCTGCTCCTGCTGCCGCAGCTGCTGCAGCATACAGTGCCGCACTCTTGAAGAAGCCTGGAGCCGCCGCCGCAGTGAACGGGTTGGAGAGAGCAGCAAAGCCTTCGGCCAATGCGCCGAGCGACTTCACTCCGAACTCTTTGGCCAGTGCACCGAGAGCTGCTGCGACTGCCTGACGAACACCTTGGGCGAATGCCTCAGTTGCGCTCTGGCCTTCGGCAAGACCTTGCACAAAGGTACCAAAGATCGTTCCAACAAAGTCAGCATAGGGCTGCAGGATCTGCTTGTATGCGTCGATGGTGGCTTTCGCTGTGTCTGCCTGTGCCTTTGCAAGCTCCTCAGCCTGCTTGATGGCAAGCTCATTGGCAGCTGCTGCATCCTTCATCGACTGCTCTCGAAGCCCTCGCTTGTACTCGTAAATCTTACGTTCTCGGTCAGCCTCGATCTTCGCAACGATCTCCTCAACCTTGGCTTGATGCTCTGTGGCCTTGGTCGCCTCTTCTGCCATCTTCAAGGCATCTTTGTCTTTGTCTGTCTTGTCTTTGGTTGCCTTGCTGCCTGCTGCAGTTGCCGCGCTCGCTTTGGATTGCGCAATCTCATACTTGCCAAGAGCCTCTTGCCACTTCTGGAAAGCTTCGGCTGCTGTCTTGGCTGCATCTGCAGCGATGCCGCCATCGGTTCCAGACTGCAGCGACTTCTTTGCCGCAAACTCTGCAGCCTTTGCTTGATCATAAAAACTTTGCTCGAGTTCCTTCGTCTTTTTCCCAAGCTCCGCAGTCGACAAGCCAGCAAACTCGTCGCCCTTCTTCTTCTTTTCGTACTGCTGCAAAAGATTGTTCACCGTCTGCAATGCTGAGTCGGCAAGCTGTCCCTGTAGGAAGATGGCAGTCTCTTGTGCTTTATTGAGTGCTTGCTGAGCCGAAGTCAGATTGGATGTTGCTGCCTCGTGTTCAGCTGTTGCTCTGGACAGGTTCGCGGTGGAAGCAATCGCAAAGGAGCGTCGCTCGGTGCCATCAGTGATGGAATTGTTTAGGATGACATTCGACTGTGCTGCTCTGTCTGCAGCCTGCGCTGCCTCTGACACCGCAACCTCTTGCTCGGCAACGACAGCATATGCTGCAGACAACTTGATACGGAGATCGTCTTGTACTTTGGCAAGCTCATCGAATGACAGCGTGGCACCAGACAGCTGTGCCTGAATGTCAGTAAAGCCTTTGGCCGTCTCGTCAATCCGAGTCTTTAGCTCTGCGGACTTCTTGGCTGCCTCTTCGGCTGATGCATTGAACATGCCCAAGATGCCGCCGGCCACAAGCCCTATCGCCGCACCCATTGGCCCGAATGCGGCACCGACCAGCGCACCCTTCTCGGCAATGTCTGCGACCTTGACAGCAGCATCGACTGCTTCTTGCGACAGACCACCAAGAGCAACACCAGTCTTCTCGAAGATGTCCTTGAGATCGCCGAACTTATCGACTGTCTCGTTCAGGACAAGCTGACCAATTCCCTCTGCTGCCTCGTCGCTTGCGCCTCCCACTTGCTGCAGCTGATCCTTCAGGTCTCGAACGCCATCGACAATCTCAGTGACGCTCTTGACCTTGCCTGCTGCTCGGTCGACCTCTCGTGCTGCCTGTGCAGTGATCTGCTTGAGGGCATCAGTGGCAAAGCCGCTTGCCTCGCCGAACGCACTGGCGATGGTGTCCTTGAGTTTCTGCGTCTCGGCTTTGGCCGCAGTGGTCTCGAGGATGATCTCAATCTGCTGCTCATCGAGACCCGCGCTCTCGAGCTCTGCTCGCAGCTTGTCTGGGTCGAACGCACGGAGAAACTCTTCGGTCGCATTCTTGCCCGCCGCTCTTGCCGTCGCTGTCGCTGCCTGGCCTGCGGTCGTACCGATGCGTGCTGCGCCCTGTGCAAGATCACTGGCGATCTGCTGCTGCAGGTCTTGGAGTTGCTGCTCTGCTTGGTCGGTGTTGATGATGACATCGACAATCACACTCATGTCGGCAGCTCCTTCTTGATCAAGTCGAACGTCTTGCTGTAGAGGGCATTGCCGATGTCGAGACGTGTCGGCTGGAAGTTGGGCTCGCCCGAGGCCAGAGCATAGCTCGATGCGTTGTAGTACGGCTGCCCAGTCTGCTCATCCATGCCATAGACATGCAGGGTGCCAAGCCGCACTGCCTCGAACCACAGAGCGTGCGCCTCGCTGATCTGCGTGATCTCAAGCAGCGGGTCCACTGCGATAGCTGCAGGCACCGTATCCCAGAGCTGAATGCTTGTCGCCGTCTTGGCTCGCACCCTCGCCACCCACCTACCGCCGATGCTGATGTATCGGTTGAGCTCGACAAGCTCCTGAGTGTAACCGGGATTGGTGAGGCCAGTCGCAGTCAGGTTAGGCAGTGCTGTAAAGTTCGTGAAGTTGAGCGTGTCTCGAGCGCCGTTGATCTGCCCGCTGCTTGCGAGCAGGCCGATGTGCACTGCAGGACCCGCCATGTCGTAGTCTTGGTCGACCAGTGTGTAGGTGCGAGTCATGATGTGCGAGCCAAGGTCATAACTTCGGACCTTTCCATCTGCAAGTCTGTGGCTTGCGTACGCTGACACCTGCTCATAGTCGCCAGTGTCCACCTCTGAGCGCTCGAAGCAGAAGATCGAGCGAGGCTGAAAAGCGGACAGAAAACTCCCTTGTCCTGATGTGATGGTGGCCGAGATCGACGTCGTGACATCTGCAGCCAAGCCAGCCTTGCTCCAAGCCTGCGTTGTGTTGTCGAGGGTGATGCTCTGGTAGGTCGCCGGAAGGCCGCTTGCCACAAAGGTCGTGTTGGTCACGCCAAAGGTGTACTCGATGCCAAGTGTGCCTGCGCCCGGTGTTGGAGTCACCAAGAGGTCAATGTCTGGATACACGCCCACGCCGATACTCAGATTGGCATTGGCAGCAATGGCAGCCTGCAGAGTGTTGCGCAGTGCGAACAGCAGTGTCTGCACGAAGCTTGACCAGCGTGCTGTCGACGCAGCAAGGTTGAACGAGATGGGGCCGAGTGTCTCTGTCAGAGCGCCGTCGGTCAAGACCACAGTGTACTCGACACTGGTCAGGCTTCCGATGACGACATTGCTCCCAAGCAGTCTGATCTCAAGCATGTCATTTACTCAATCGGATGCGAAGCGCATCTCTCTCGGCCAGCAGTCTATCACGAGTCTCAAGGCAGGTCTTGACGAACCATACAAGACGAGCCGGCAAGTGTGCAATTGGTGTTCGTGTCCAAGATCCAAGGCCACCGAAGCTTTCGATCTCGATGGCTCGATACACCATGCGATGGAGCCTTGGGTCGTAGTGCTGCGCAGGACACCCCATCAACCAGTCTCGGTCGTCGCGCCCCACCTCTCTGTGGAAGTCGATGCGCACGAGCTCTTGCCTCTTGGCGCATGGAACATGCCCCGCCTTCATATGGCCAGCGAGCCCGACGCTGCCCATCGCCTTGCTCTGTCCAGAGCCTACCTCGACGATGAGCTTCTGTGACAGCCTGAGGTTGATGGCTATTCGTTGCTCGAGGCTGATGTCCACAGAGCCTCCAGTGCGGGTTGAGCCTCGCCCCCTTGGTGTCTTCGGATCGCTGCCGTCAGCTGCGCAAGCAGTGTACTGCCACCTCGGTTGTCGCGGCCAATAATCGTGTATAGGCGCAGCATCTTAGCCGAGGCGACCTTGTACTGCACCCCATCAAAAGAAACGCTCTCTGCCTCAAAAGCGACGACTCCAGAGGCAGTCGCAATCTCATCGTGATTAGCCACACCCCATCGCACGACTTCGGTGTTGGCGCGTAGTACCCTCGACAGTGCCTCACCAAAGACCTTGGTGCCCTGCTCTGACTCGCTCTGACGCAGTGCGTCAAGTGCCTTCTGCAGCTGCTCGGCCGATGACAAGACCTCCATCATCAGGCTCTGCCACTTCGCATAGGGAATGTCTTGAAGCTGAAATCGAGCACTGCCTTTGGCTGGGTCTGCAGGATCGACGGGAAGCGACACCCAGTCAAGCCGGGTGTCGAGGTCGAGGAAGTCGATGGTGATGGGCACGAGAGCTCTCCTATCCGAAGAAGCTCAGGCATCCTTGATACAGGTAAGGTGCGGCCAGTGCTTCTTCTTCTACTCGGAAGGCCAGCTGCTGACCTTCGATGCCGTCAATGTCCGTCAATGTGGGCTCACTGTCAAGCACCACCCGAGGAAGGAAGACGCCGATCTTCTCGAGGCCAGGCGTGCCGCCCGGTGTACCCTTGCTGAAGACAAGCAGCATACCGAATGGCGTGCGGGCATCACGGTCTGCAATCCATGCGGAGTCGGCCTTGGTGAGTGTCAACGTCACCTGGTTGGGAAACTGCAGTCCACGCTTCCATCCAACAAGAGCGCTGCCCGGTACGTTGAGATCGCTTGTGTTGATGCGGGTGGCTCGACGGCCGATGGTCTGCGGAGCAAGGTCAAGCCCAACAGTCTGTGCGTCAAGCTGCGTGCCTGCTGCGGGGGTGCCGATATCCTGCACGAAAACCTCGCAAGCATAGCCGAGATACTGCCCAACCAGAGCGCCGTCTGGGTCTCCGAGGTCGCCGCCCACAGCCTGATCCCAGTCGCCACCCTCGAAGCTGAACGACAAACCGAGACGCTGTGTCAGGTCGAGCGAGAGACCGACGGACAGAGGAGCACAGCCTTTGCCAACGTACGGCACTTGGTCGGGCTCTTGGTCTCGGTCGGTCTGGATCTGGAACGTGAAGATGTCTGCGCTCGGGTCGTGCTTGTAACAGGCTATGGCATTCGAGACGCCGACCACTGTGCGGCCTCCGAGAGCAGGCAGCTGGATGGCAAGAGTCGCGACATTGGCGGCCACGCTCTTGACTGGGCGCACATGCTTGCTGCCATCGCTCAGGCTGATGATGATGAGCGGGTCGAACGTGCCGGCCGAGATCGTGATGCTGCTCTGGTTACCAGAGACAAAGGTCAGCGACGAGGCTGCCACCTTGGAGCCAAGCGCACCCTCAAGGACATCGCCCATGTCGGCAACGATGTCATCGTGCATTGGGATTGTCATGCCGAAGGCAAAGCTCTTCTGCCCAACGTGCGCTGCGTGCTGTCCTTTGCGAGAGGTCAGCTGACGGTTGTCGGCAAGAGCCTCGCGGCCTGCTGTCATGCTGGTTGCTTCGATGCCGCGTGGCTTGGTGAAGCTCGCGGGTGTTGTGTAGATCGTCGCCTCTTTGCCGATGGCGACGCGCTGGATTCTGGTCAATGCGCCTTGTGACATGCTAGCTCCTATGTGCCAAGTGTCTCTGACTTGACGTACTGGGTGAAGGCTGCGGTCTGCAGCCGACGATCAACATCGGCCATGTACTGTGGCGACACCCCTGCCCAGTTGTACTTGCCCTGTACTATCTCTGCATAGGGCGCAAAGTATTCAATTCGACCGGGTGTCACCGCGACATCGATGTCTTGCATCAAGCCGGTATCGTACATCGTCAGCGGGTCTTTTGTCACACCCTGTGGAAAGGGCGAGCCACTTGCCGAGATGCCTGCGCCACTCTGCTCGAGAATGACCTCACGCACCTCTTCGGCGGCGAGCTGCTGCCCGGGTTCTTCGACAAAGATACGAATGCGAGTAACACGGACGGTCATGGTTGGCCCACCTCGGCCCACTCCAGATCAAACCGGTAGACCCTCGTGCGCTCTGTCGGCGGGTCGACACTGATGAGCACCATGCGCTTGACGTTCGCCACAGTTCCCAATGGGTTCCCAAAGGCGAGAGCACCGCGAACCGCACGCTCGTCTGCCCAGATCTGATGGTCAATGCCGATGCCCATGACATCGTTTTGTCTTGGCTCCTGCAGGTTGTAACCAATGTGCAGCTGTAGTTCGGCGCGACACCAGAACAGCGAGGGCGAGGAGATCGTGCGAGGTATTGACCCTGCTCCGAGCCGCATCATGAAGGCACGCTCGCGCATCGGTCCGGCCACTTGGTCAATGGGAGTTGCACCACGCCATCGACGAAACACGACGTTCGGGCGCACGTCTGGCTTGACGTTCTCGAGCGCCGTCGCGACTGCATCCAACACTTGCTCGATGGTGGTCAGTGCCATCAGAGCCCATCCGTCTGGTAGCGTGTGGCACGTCGAAGAGAGTTCGGTGGCAAGGTCTGGCGACTCTGCCATTGAAACACTGACGACACGACTTGCTGTGCGGGAGCCTGTCCACCGACCCAAGACACCTTGCCTACAGCCAACTCGGTCAGGCTTGCGATGACTCGGTCAAAGGCTGTCTGCCACTGGGCGGGAACCTCTCGGCGCACTGTCTCGTACAGGCGATATATTGCCAACGTGATGGCGGCCTGCTTGGCCTGAATCGGCGTGCCCGGACCACTCGGTGGACCCCAGAGGTCGCCCGGTGTTGAGCCAGTTTCGGGTGTGCCTGTCGCGTAGCTGTCGATCACGGCCGAGGCATACTCGATGGCAGAGGCCACAGCGGCCACGTCGACTTGCACATTGGTTAGATCTGATATCCATGTCAGAGCCTCGAGGCCACCGACTGCGGCTTGGAGGTCTGCTTGTGTACAGTACGCCATGTCAGTACCCCTGCCACCAGTCCATCGGTTAGTACTCGGTTACGCGAGCAAAGCCATTGGCTGCATCCCACTGGCAGGTGACCACACCAGTGTAGACTGTGCTTCCACCTGCCAACTCGAAGTAGCTGCCTGCACCCATCTTGATGCTGAAGCTCGTCGAGCTGGCACCCAAGCCTAGCTTGATAAAAACACTGGCTGTGCTGTCGTTATAGATGGTCAGCTGTGTTCGGGTCTCATTAGCCGGAACAAGTATCTCTGAGGTGATCTTTGACTGCACGTTGGTCAGTACTGCTGTCGGGATTCTTGCTGGTACTGGCAGTGACATGTTTGCTCCTGATGCGCTCAATTGGATGCCCGAGTTCCCTACACGCCCCTGAAAAGGTTGATGTCTCAGACACCCAATGGAGCGCACCCCGAAGGGTGCACCCACTTTACATCATGTGTTGGTGTTGCTGATCAGGAAGCCTGCAGAGGCGCTGATGAGCTTGACATCGTAGTTCATGGTCACCTTGACGAACTCGCCGCCGGTGCCGCCGCCGATCATGTTGTGGCGCTCGGTGATGACTTGGCGATCACCCACAGAGAAGGTGTAGGCCAAAGCAGCCTTGCGAGGAGACGGTGCATCAGGCTTGCGGAAGATGCACATGCTGTCGCCCCAGATGCGGGAGAGAACAGGTGTCTGTCCCTTGAGCGCAGTGTTGATGCGGGCCTCGCCGATGCTCAGGCTCTTGAAGCCGAAGAAACGAGCAATCTGCTCAGCCGAAGCAACTGCGCCTTCGCTGACGAAGTGGAAGGCTGCGGTCAGGTCAGGGTGACGCTGAAGCGCACGAAATGCCTCGATGCCGATGACAGCATGCAGAGGGTCGTTGCCGAGGGTGGCATCGATACCTGTCTGGATGTTGGCGATCGGAGTGCTGCTCGACACATCCCACTTGGTTGCTGGAGAGGCAGTGTTGCTGCCGTAGTTGGCTGGGTTGAAGACCAAGTCTGCAACAGCCTTCTCGTGGCCAAGCATGATGTTGTTGGTGAGCTGCTCCGTTGTGTCGATGAGCGGGTTGAGCGGCGCATCGGCATTGCGGATTTCCTCGTCAGAGACGAAGCTGCGGTTCGCATGGAAGCGGCAGCTATAGGTGTCTTGGCTGAGGGTGTAGTCCAGCTCTTGGGCCAAAGACTTGTCATCGGCCAAGTCATTGACGCGGGTGAAGAAGTCTGCCTCGCCGTACTTGAAGAAGACGTCAGAGAGCTTGTTGACCGCCAACAGAGGAGCCACGCTGAGCCCGATGTACTGGCTGTTCTTGAACTGAATCGAGATCTGGCTTAGCGCCGCATTTACGTGAAGTTGTGATGGTGATGGCATCGTCGCCTCCCTTTACCTTGTCAGTAGCTTACGGCTCGACGGAGCCATTGCAATAGAGCTTGCACACAACCAAGTCGTTGAGAGCAGTTGCTGCCTCAAGAGCCACGCCAACAAGCTGGTCTGCTGAGCTTGCTGTGTCGACCTTGCCGGAAGCTGCTGCGATGGCGAGGTTGTCGCCTGCGCTGAAGGGGCCGCTGGCCACAACATACGCAAGACCGAGCATCTGCACGCGGACGACTTCGCCGTCGGCTGCATCGACTAGAGCCACACCAAGAGGGGTGACTGAGGATGATGCTGCCACAGTGACGCGAGCATTGTTGTCAGAAGAAGGCGAAGAAAGTGTCACCACCGCGCCTTGGAAGATCGCGCCGTCAGCCACGAAGGCGACGTCGAGGATGTGCTGAATTGTGCCGAGATTGAGTGCCATTGTTGCCTCCGTTTATTTCTTCAATAGAGCCTTGACAGCCTGGCCATAGGTCAAGCCATTCGCTGCCGCATACTTGCTGATCTCTTCAGCTGCTGGAAACATCACCATGCCCTCGCCCTGTGCGTTGGTGCGCTCGGGAAGGTCTGCCGACTCAGGTGCTGCAGAGAACGAGGCGAGTGGGGTGATCTTGTCGAAGACCGACTTGAACACATCGACACCCTTGCCCAAGATCTCTGTCGCTGCCTTCGCGCCGCTCGGGTCTGTGTCTGCTACCGAGAAGATGCGGAAGCGACCCTCTGCCTGATACTTCTTGAAGAGGCTTTGCTTCTCTTCCTCTGCAGCCTTCGCAACCGAAGCCTCGAGGCTGGCGACGCGCTTCGCAAGCACATCGTAAGCTTTGGCCTTCGCCTCTGCTGTGGCGATGAGCACGTCGGTGTTCGTGCCGGCAGTCAAGCCGAACGCAACAGCGATGCGACCCACGGAAGCCTTGAGATCCTTCGGCATGTTGCCGGCCTCAATAGACTCTTCCGTCATCGGCATCTCTTCTGCCGCAGGCTGCTCACCCTCTGGCATCTCGATCTCGACTTCGATCTCTTTCTTCTCGTCTTCGGCTTTCGCCATCTCAGCCTCGTGCATCTTGCGCTGATACTCCATCAAGCCAATCAACAACTCGGCCGAGAGTGCATCAACCTTGCCTGCATCAAGACCCTCAACCTTGCCTGCCAAGAACTCTTTGAGCATCGGCAGTGCTTCGATCCCTAGGTACATGTTTGCTCCTGCGGAATACTGCCGCTTGCCTGCGGCAAGTGAAAACTTCACTGGGTCCATATCAAAGAACGGGGTCAGCACGAGAGCAGCAGCAAGCAGCATGGGGCCGATGGGCTCGCCCGCCTTGCCTCTTGCACTGTCCGCATACCGCTTCCCATTCCAATTGATCTCGGGGCTGATGTAGCGGTACTTGCCGCTCTTCAGCTTATCTTTTGTATCACTCGACCACGACACCTTGCCGAACAGACCGAAGCCTGAACGCCATGGCTGAACCGACAGCGTCGAGCAGTCGACCCAACCCGCAGCCTGTCGGCTGTCTTCGTGCGTGATCTTGATCGGAATCTCAAGGCCGCGCTCCATCGCATTGTCGCGCATCATGAGCAGCATCGCCTTGGTCACCTTGAACTTGCCTTGGTCTTCTCGGTAGAACGCGCCAGTGCGAGCGAGCTGCACCATGCCTTCGGGAGCATCGACCATCACATCAAAAAGGAAAACGGTCTCTTTCATCAAGCACCACCTTTGGCGGCCTTCTCTGCCGCAGCTCTCTCTTGAAGCTGACGCACGAGGTCGTTGGTGTTCTCAAGCACCGGCAGATCGAAGAGCTTGGCATATGCCTCAACATCGACAGGCACGCCCTTCTCGATCATTGAGATCAAAGGGTAGAGCGCACTGCTGAACAGCTTGGCCTTGTCTTCGGCGCTTGCCTCGGAGGCACGGTCACGAAACACGACCTCGCCTGCAGGAACGCCTCGGCCGAAGCGCAGCGTCACAGCAGACAGCAGCAGTCGCTCGAGAGCATCGCCGACCATTCGCTCATCGCCTGCCACGAGGGTGTTCTGCACTTGCATGCCAACATCTGCGCTCGCATAGGTTGACTGGTCACCAGAGGCCGTGCCCACTTGGCCCACGATCGCAAACTGAATCTGGCGCTCGGTCAGCTTGTCCAGTAGGTCAAAGACGCGCTCGCCACCACTGACCGCTGACATCACTTGCACGTCGAAGCCCGGCGGCAGAATCTGCCGAGAGTCGCCCGCGAACTCGCGCAGCATCGTCTCGAAGCTCGCCAGTGTGTTCTGGTCGAAAGCTGCCGCCACATCGTTGCTCATCTTGCCGATGACACCAGGCAGAGCCCAGACCTCAGCATAGGTCAGCAGGTCTTTGAGAGCGCCCAGTCTTAGGGTGAATGGTAAAAGCACAGCACGACCAGAGCCACACTGAGACAGCACGCGCGAAACACGAGTGTTTCGCACCTCGAGCCAGAGGGCAGGATCGAAGTCAGTCACTGGTTGACCGGGACCGTTGTTGGCCACAGTCGCCAGTGTTAGCGTGTTGGTCTCCACATCGAATCCAAAGCGACGCTCATCGAGCGGCTCGATGCCAATGGGGCGCGGAAGACTGTCACCTTGTCGCACTCCCCAGTGTACCCATGCCATCTCGACACCGTACCAAGACGCCATCGACAGCAACTCGACCACGGAGGCCAAGCCGCCAGTGTATCGGAACGAACCGTCAGATGACTTCTCCATGCGACGAAGATGAGACAAGACCTCTTGACAGAAGGCAGCCACCTCTTCGGCGCGGGTTGGATTCGGGTCGGCTTTGCTCGGTTCCACAATCACCTCTTTGCGGCTGAGAGCCGAGAGGCGCGTGGTGAGCAAGCCCTGTATCAAGCCGTCACGTCCGGCAATCTCCTGCAGCAATCCCATCTGGTCTTGCATGTACCCAATGTCTGCCTGACGCGTGATACCCATCAGCTTCTCGGGCGAGAGGTATGCCGAGAGATACTGAGGATAACGAACGTAGGCGTCCTTTGGAGCAGGCTTGCGGTACGCACCAAGCATGTTCGGGACAACAGGACGTGCCACGGGGACAGGGGCTGAAGGGGCCGCTGCTTCCAGTGCTAGAACCTGATTGTCTTTGCGACCGAGGAAACGGTCATACCATGCCATGTGATGTGCTCCGTGTCGCGGCTGTGCTTTCACGACAATCGTGAGGCGTATCACACCGCAACTGCTTAGTCTTAACGTATCGCACAAATTCAGCGAATAAAGCCCGACAAGTGACCGCGCTTGCTTGCCCCTGCCTGGGCGATTGCCGCTGCCCTATTCGCCAACTGTGACATCCCAACAGCACCCATCGCAGCATAGGCGCATGACAGTGCATCGACCATGTCATCATGCTTGCCGACCGGGAAGGCCAAGAGCTCGTCGTCGAAGAAGGTCGGTAGGCTTCGGAGGTGATGCACCAGACCTTGCTCGTACCTTGCCTGCAGTGGCATGAATCGGGTGGTCTTGTCTTTGTCGGCTCGCATGCCCTTGACTGGCAGCGAGGTTGTGCGCAGCAACTCCTGCACGACGGCAGCCTGAAACTGCACCTGCTCGATGCCAACGACGGTCGGCTTCCACCTGTTCGCCTTCTCTTTGATGACGGTCAGGATCTGGTCGAAGGTCATGCGCTCTCGATGCACATCGAGCACATACAGCTGACCACCCTCCGAGCGACCAAGCACGACCAGTGCCGTGTAGTCTGCCGTGTCCTTCTGCGAGATGGCAAGGTCGACGCCCATCGCCAAAGACAAGCCTGCGGGTATCTGGCTGACGTACCTGAGCCAAGACGACTGGATGAGTGTGCCGGCTGCCGAGACGAACTCAGCACCGTACTCTCGCCGAAACACCAGACTTGGCAGAGCTGCTTGGGCCGCGTCGATCTCTCTTGGGTCGAGGAAGGGATTGCTCACAGAGGGATAGCTCCACGACTTCCACTCTGGGTCGGTGCCTGTCTGCCCGATCTTGAACAGCTTGTGGAACCAACCATTCTCGACCTTCGGTGTGCTGATGAACATCGCCCGACCCTTGCGATCAGACAGAGCAGGGCGCAGCACTTCGAGCCACACGTCTTCGTCGATGAAGTCTGCCTCGTCCATCAGCAGCAAGTCGAGACCCTCACCTCGGAGGTTGTCTGGTCGCTCGGCAGTCTTGAACCAGAACTCGCCCGTCTTGCCGAACTTTACCGCACGGTCAGCCTCGCGAACCTCGACACCCTGCAGACCAGAGACCACGCTCTTGAGCAGTCGCCATCCGATGCCGGACACCGAGTAGGTTGGCGCGACCCACCAGGCACGTTTGCCTGCGAGCAAGGCAGCCAAGCCCTTGACTACTGCCAGCCGAGTCTTACCCCATCGACGACCACACACGAGCACTTGGAATCGCGTTAGGTCATCGAAGACCTCACGCTGTGCTGGGTGAAGGTAGGGCATCGTGATGCGCATCAGTCGCTCTTCTCGCCCGCAATGTCGACGGCACAGGTTGGGCAGCACAGCACTCGGAGTCGAAGCCCAGCTATCGATATCTGGACAATCTGAAGCACGCACCTCGGAAGGTCACGAGCATGTGGGCAGACAGTGTGTTTCATGTATTCGTCACTCATCTTTCTTCGGTGCTTCCTCTGGCCAAGTCAGGACAATCTTTGGCTCGCCCTGCAGTGCGACTTGCTGCACTTGATTGATACGCCAGTCGGGCATCTTGCGCTCGATGAACCACGCTGCCCACCTCGGGTCGTCGGAGTGCGTGATCTTGTTGAGCTGCATGCGCACCTGCTCGAGCTCAGCCTCCTCTTGCTTGGCGATGAGCTCTGGGTCTTTGGCTTGCCATTCATACCAGGTGTCTCGGTGAATGCCGGCAGCTTTGCATGCGAACGCCACAAAGTGGCCCTCTCGGAGCAGCTGCAGAATCAGCTTGATGCGCTTCTGCTTTAAGTCTTCCTTGGCCAGCGTTCGAGACAACGTCGTCGATGGCTTTGCTCTTGTTCGTTTAGCTGCCATCACTCACCTCTCTTGTCTCGAGCCTGCTGCGCAATCTTGGTCAGCCACTCGATCTGCTTCACTTGGTTCTCGCGACGGATCGCTTCTTCGCGGGTCTTGTACGGACCACCAAGAGAGCGGCTGCCGTCTTGGGTCATGAGGTAAAAGCCCTCTGGCTTCTTGACTATCATGGCCGCACCTCGCCATTGAACATCTCGAGGAACAAGTCGACCTCGTCCATGCAGAGCTTCTTGGCTGCTTCTTTGATGGCAATGGTTGACAGCTGCTCTCGGAGCTGAGTGCTGTTCCATGGAATGACGACCGGCGTGCCGCCATTCAGCGACATGAATGTGTAAGCCCCAGACTCTGGGTTGACAACTATGAAGCCACGCCTTGAGAGCCCATCGACGATCTGCTCGTGACTAACTCGGAAGGCTGCATCAGACCGAAGAGTGCGTGTTGTGATGGCGACCTCTTTGAGCAGCAGTTGCTCGGAGAGGTGTTGTCTTAGATATGCAGCCAAGTCCAGAACTTCCTCGTACGCATCCCACAGAGGGTCGCGACCGTTGAACATTCTCAGCCTAGTGCCGTAGGTCTCGACACCTTTGGCTTCTCGATCTTGAAGATCAGACCGAATCGCATCGAAGATGTTGACCTCGATGTCGTACCTCTTCGTTGGTTCTACAGGGTCAGTCACCGATGGCAGAGCCAAGTCAGTGCATGGGTTGTTACAGTTATTCGTCTGGCCATGATCGCTCATACTCTCTGCATCCTTCCGTGGCCATCCTCATGGCCATCGCTGCCACCTGTACACACTCGAGGTAGATCGCCTCCCTGCTCTCATCCTGCAGAGCCTTGGCTACCTCACCGACTTCTTCGACCAAGACTGCCATCGTCGGCCGATCTGGGAACTTGACCCGTGCCATCTCGAGCTCGGCAACGAGTGCATTTAGAAAGCCACTATCTCTTGCATCCACCGGCATTGTCCTCTATCATGGTTGTGCTCGGCCTGACGAACTGAGCGGACATACTCCCACGGTGGACAAGGGCGACCAGTGTCATCTCCTCACTGAGTCGCCCTTGTTTTTTCTACCGAACCCACATCACCAGCGTCAGCCCACCAACAAGCATCAGCATGGTGAGTACGCCCCACAGTGCCTCAGAACGGCATACCGTCAGGAAGAGATCCAGGCCGCGAGCCTCTCGCTGCCGGCCGAGCTTGCGGGCGCGCATTGTCAACACCAGGTGACTGCTCTCCACCACGCTCACCTCGCTCGAGGAAAGTGACAGTGTCGGCCTTGATCTCGGTGACGTACTTGGTCTGGCCGCCCTGCTCGAAGCTGCGGCTCTGGATTCGCCCGACGACATGAACGAGCTGTCCTTTGCGAAGGTTGCTGCATGCCTTGGCGAGTGTGCCCCAGACGACGATGCGGTGCCACTCGGTGCGCTCTTGTATGTTTCCATCCCGGTCTTTCCATTTCTCTGAGGTGGCCATGTTGAAGTTGGCGACGTCCTGCCCGCCCTGTGTGCTGCTTGCCTCGACATCCGCGCCAAGTCTACCGATGAGTGTGCATTGATTGTACATGTGTTCTCCTGCGGCAGGAAGGGCCGCCGCTGCCCATTGCTCTAGACTCTGTTCAGTACATCAACCCAAGGTGCGAGCCAGTACCCCTTGACGATTCGATCTTCTCCAGTCGCCCAGTACGCCAGAAAGATCTCGTGATACCCCTCAGGCACCAGTGTGGTGTCGCCAGTCGAGCACTCGTGCACCGTTGTTCGAATCGGCCTTATTGGGCCTCGCTCCTTCATGTTCAAGACTTCACGCACGACTTCCTCTGACAGCGTGCAAGGCACCAGTGCTTTATAGGTCAGATCGCGCCGAAGCACTGCCTTCGATACTTCCGCAACCCACTCGGAGGCTGGCTTCGCAGGCCCATGCTCGATGACTGAGATGAAGCTGTAAGTCGCCTGGTCGTGCGGCATCGTGTCGTTGCTCCAGACTCTCGTTCGCCACACCCTCACTGTCGCGTACTCTCTGGGATGCTCTGGCATCTGCAACCGACTGATGGGCAGACTGCCTTGCCACTGATGCCACATCTCATCGTACTTCTGCCATGGCTTCTCTGGTGTGACCCATCGTGCTCTTGCTTGGGCCAAGACATCATCGAGCAGCTCGGCCGGCACTGGCAAGCAGACATGCTCGGTGAAGCCAGTCTTGTCTGTCATCGCGAGCCCATGCAAGATGTCGTTGATGTGCGCAATCATCTCGGCACAATGCTCCCTTCTTTGTCAAGCATGCCTGCCTTCCGCAGTTCGGAGAGCGCCCATGTTCTGCCAGAGTCTCCGCCCCAGAGCTTCCAAGCAATGAGCCCTGCGCTCGGGTACCCAGGCTCTCCAGGCTTGCTGCCCTCGCCCTGCAGGTCGACCTCGTGCCGGTCAAAGTAGGCTTTCATGCGCTTCAGTGTCAGGTAGGATACTGCCCGCCCCCCACTAAGGTCACGAGCTCTGGCGACTCCGACCATCGTGCCGCCTCGCTTGTGCTTCAGTCGCCACTCGAGACCAAGAGCTGCCTCTTCCTGCACGCCCTTCGGCGGCTTGACTGTGTCAGTAACTGCCAGAAACTGCGCGACAGCCTCGACTTCTGCAATGATATCAATCTGTTTGTCCTGTCGTCTTTTGCTCATGGTGCCTCTTCAAAGAATATGTCGGAACAGTCGCTGGTAGGGTCGAAGACTTCGTCGGTGTAGAGCTTGGTCACCAAGACCTCGAGGGCGCTGTCCACCGGGCGCACGTTCAGGTTGCCTTCGCCATAGACCTTGAGCGGCAGTGCCCATGCAAAAGTCTCGTAGAGGGTCTGGGCGAGCTTGCCGAAGACGACGCAGGGAATGTCCATGCTCGTGCTCTTGGTGGTGCCATCTCGTTTGTAGAGGGTCTTGCGAGTGGTCGTCAAGGTGAACTGCAGAGCGGTGCGCTGGACGTGCTCGGCGTCTGGGTGGTAGCTGACGATCTTGGTGATGGTACCTCGCAGCGTCACGCGTGCGAATTCAGGTGTCGATGTGATCATGATATCCTCTCTCGGCGGCATCACTGCCGACCATGCCTTGACTGTACCTTAGTCGACCAGCAATTGCAAGGCTCTGACGAAGGCCAATCGCTCGTTCTTGTTGATGCTTCCCTCGAGGATGATTGCCTGTTTCTCGGCGACCGCAAAGGCTTCCTCTTCGGTGAGCTCTTCGACCTTGCCTCGTGCCATGGCAGCAACGCACTCTTTGAGGGCATCGACTTGCTTGGTGAGCTTCTCGGTGACTTGGTCTTGGGTGTAGGTTCGACTTGCGAGCAGGCTATCGAGCACATCGGTCGCATGCCAGAAGCGAGCGGCTGACCGAGGGTAGAGCTCCTCGCAGGTAAGCACCGGCTGCTGATGCCCAAAGAGCTCTTGGCATCGAGCATAGACTGGCTTGAGTGCATCATTGCATCGAACGCAGTCGGCGAGCAGCTGCTCGTCAGAGGCACGGCTTGGCTCTGAGACGCTGACCACCAAAGGCTGCGATGCTGTTTTATTCGGTCGAGTTTTGAAAAGTTTTGACATGTCATGCTCTCCAAAGTGTGACGGGTTGGTGATGGTTCGTGACGGGTTCGATATCAGCAACGCCTTGATATCATTGGCATGTGACGGGGTGACGGGTTCAGGGCCTACCTCCTTTTCTATAGCATGTGTGCGTGTGCGCGTGTGTGCGCGCATGCGTTATAGAGTTTGGAGACAAAAACCCGTCACCTTGACACAGCCTAGCAAATCCAATGGGTTGCGCTGTCACGTCCCGTCACCAGACGTCACCAACCCGTCACACATCCTGTCACAAAGGCAGGGCAGCGATCTTCCAGAAGCGTCCGTCTCGGGTCTTTTTGTAGGTGCATCGGCTGAATGTGGCCAGCTTGGTTGCCCACTTGTTGCTTCCGAAGGGCTTGAAGTTGTTGGTCTTGCACCAGTCCGCATAAGCAGCATAGAGGCGACTGGCCGCAACCCAGTTGTCGAATGTCTCGTCTTTGCCCTCGAATGAGGTGAGCCTGCATTCTTTGTCGTCGAGAGCAGTGACCCACTGAGAGACGATGTCTCCGTCATAAATCCACTCGGTGAGGAGCTGCCTCTCGCTGTTGGCAGTGGTGTATTTACGCTCCTCAAGCAGCAACCTAAAAGCTTCAATGCAGAGATTGACGACGCCTTCGAGTTCTTGGTCAATGATTCTGCCTGCGAGCCCTTGGTCTTGTCGCTCTTCTGGAATCGTGACAGTGAATGGCACCGTCAAGAATCGGCGACGAAAGCCCCAAGAGTCATCGGCGACCTTGGGCAGATGGTTGACTGACATCACATGACCGGCGATTGGTGTGAAGCTGAACTCGGGCTTGTATGGTTCGCGGGCAGACATGGTGTCACCCGCGACTGCCTGCTTGAACGCGCCTGACTCCATGACTTCTCGAAGGGGCATGTCTGGCACGATGTTGATGAGCGCACCATCGAGCCGAGCTCTGGAGTACTCGTTCTCTGCCATGTCTTGGGGTGAGACGTTGACGCATCGAGACTTGCCCGCAGCTGCCTCGAGTATCTTGAGGAGCACTGACTTGCCGTTGGCGCCTGACCCATAGATGAGCAGTGCCTTCTGCCAGTGAGGAGCATCGCCCATCAAGCACGCACCGAAGAACTGCAGAACACAGGTTCGGAGGTTGTCGCCATCTTGCTCATCGATGCCTGGTAGAATCTCGGTCAGGAACTGCTCGAACATCGGAGCCTGAGCATCAGGGTTGTAGTTGATGCCAGAGACCCAGCGCACTCGCTGCTCTTTGGCATGTGGCTCAAAGACGAGGTCTTTGCGGTCTTTGGTCATGCGCATGAAGCCATTGGCGAAGGGAAAGCCTTTGTCTGTCTCGGCAAAGTACCCGATGTGCTCGACGGTCTCATCCATCTTGAGCAGCGAGATCACACCCTTGACGCTGCTTGTGCTGAGCTTGAGCTGCTTGTACTTCTTCTCGCCGGTCTCTTTGTCTTTGCCTGCCTCGACTGCGCATCCAGCAAACCTCTCGACAACGCCGCCAACCTTGCTGTCAAAGAGATGTTCCCAATGTGTGGTGCGATACTGCCAGAGGGCACCTCGGTCATAGACCATCGGCCCTTTGTTCGCGAGCACAGCCAAGACCTTGTTCTTGACCTCAACGTCATCGCCTCGGGTGAAGACCTCATCGAAGAGTTCGTCATGCGGTGCAGCCTCCGGCATCGGAGACGAGTGCACAATCTTTGTCGGCCTTGGCCTATCGACAAGCATCGGCTCTGGCTCTCGTGCACCATCGTCGATGGCATGCTTGAGACACTGTGCAATCTCTCGATCTGGCAAGCCTGTTGCCCTTGCCGCCGCCCACAGTTCGGCCTCAGCAGTGGCATGGTCGAGCGGTGACCACTCCGCCCCAACGAACTGCCCGAGTCGGAAGGCCGCCTTGTTCAGTGCATTGTTGCGGCCGCCCTTCGTGGTTGCTCTGAGATCATCCAGCACTTCGTTGATGGTCTTGTTGGTGTATGCCTGAAAGCGGTCTTGATTGCCTGTGGGTGCTGCGCTCGGAGCTGCGGAGCGAGGTGCGGGCTGCGGCTTCTTTGGCGGCCACAGGAGCTCCATCAGATCTTTGTCGGCCTCTGCGGGTTCGCTCTGGTCGATGCAAGTGTAGACGTGACCAGTCTCATGGGTTGAGCCTTCGGCGACCACATAGCCTCCGTCTCCGCGCACATCGATCTTGTCGATCTCGCATCGATGGCTGTTGGTGATCTGCATGCCCTCGACCCACTTGAAGTAGTAGTGGTACCCCTTGCCTGTCTTGATGGTGTAGGTAGCAGGCAGCGAGATCTTCTCGAGAATGGCAATGTTTGCATCCTCGTCATCGACATCGAGCACCCAGACGCCAGAGCGTGGGCCGCATGCCAAGCCGATGTTGTACCCCTTGGCCTTCCAATCTTCGATCTCATCGAGTGAGTTTGTTGCTTGGTCTTTCCACTTGCCTATTGGTGTCTTGCCTCGTTCCTTGAGACGAAACACACAGAAGCCCCTCTGGGCGAGGGAGATCGCCACATCACGGATGTTCATTTGTCTTCTCCTAGTCGAGCTCTCTGGACGGCAGCAAGTGCCTCATCCACGGAAGCCACCACGGCAGCGAATCCACCGAGTGAGCGCACCAGACAGAGCCATGTCTCTTGGTGCGGCTTTGCTTTGCGGCCGGGCACTTTCACTTCGAGAGCGAAGAAGCGCCCGGTCGGCGCGAGTATACCTATCAGATCAGCGGACCCGATGGCAAGGCCAAAGGTGACTGCCCGGCCTCGAGAGTCGAGGAGCTCGCCGACATTGTTTCGCCAGAGTGCGAGATCGTCACACTTGCCCAATGCATTCCGAATGCTGGTCTGGATGTCCTGTTCACGCACTCTTCATCGCTTTCATGACTGCCATGTATGGCACGTCGTGCCCTGTCTGTTCTTTGTACTGGAACCAAACCCACCCGTGCTTGTAGCCCTTGGCCTTGCAAATGGAGCAGAGGGCAGTCAGTCGCTTCCAGTCAATGGGATGCCTGACCCCTTGCGTGACGGTCGACAGCCTGTGGGGATTGATGACGATCTCTGGTCGCTCTGGCGCATATCCACATCGAGCGCACGGGTATGCTCTGCCAAAGCGACCGCAGTTTCTGCAGACCGAGAGCTGCTGCTTGGCTGCTGCCTTGCGAGCGATGCCCTTGCCTGCAAGGCTGTACTCTCGCTCTTCATCGGGTGTGCCATGCTCTACCGCCGAGCCTGCGAGGTCAATGACGAGCGCCGATGTCTTCCCCGCTGCCGGTCGAAGCACGCGCCCAACCATCTGCAGGTAGAGGCCAGTGTGCCCAACGCGTCGCCCGAGGATGCAGATCGCAGTCTGTGGCGCATCCCACCCTTCGGTCAGGACGTTGACATTGGTCACGACACGCAGATCACCTGACGCGAATCGACGCAGCACATCGTCTCTGTCTGCTGCCGCCATGCCGCCATCGACTGCTGCCGCTGAGATACCCGCAGCACAGAAGGCTTTGGCGAGGTCGTGGGCGTCGGAGACAAAGGGCATGTATGCAACAGCCTGCCTGCCTTGCCCGAGGTCTTGGTAAGCCTTGACTGGATCTGCTGCGAGCTCTCCCTGCCCAAGCTTGGCCGGTGGTGCGATGACCTCGCAGGGCACCAGGTGCCCATCTTCGGTCAGCTGCTTGACTGATGCACCGATGACCATCTGGTCGAAGATGTCTCCGAGAGGCGAGCCGTCTCCGCGCTCTGGTGTGGCAGTGAGACCTAGGTGCCAAGCGTGAGCATAGGCTCGATAGAGTTCTCTCCACGTCTCGGCCGCGCAGTGGTGCGCCTCATCCCAGATGACCAAGTCGGCATGGGGCCGCTTGCCACGAGCGGTGAGGGTGTCGATGCTGCAGACCTGCACCGGTGCCCAGTCGTCGGCTCGCTTGTCGTTGGCCATGATGACGCCGCACGGCAGCTCTTCGGCGCACAGTCTGTCGTACGCTTGGGTGATGAGCTCTCGCCGATGGGCAATCCAAAGACATGACTTGCCTCGATGCACGGCACGACGCACAGCCTCCGCACCGATGGTTGTCTTGCCACTGCCGGTCGGAGCAACGAGTAGCACTGCCCTCGCGCCATTGCGCCAGTGCTCGGAGACGGCAGCGAGGGCCGCGGTCTGATAAGGTCGAAGCTCTCTCATGGCTTGCTCGGCTTGATGATGATTGCCCACTTCAGCAATGGGGTCTTGCGATTGGCAGCTCGGCCGCGTTCGTTGGCAGCATTAAGCTTATGCAAAAAGTCGATGGTCTTCTTATCTGTCATCTTGTCCATGTCGTCTCCTCGGCGCTGTCACTGCAGCGACCATGACTGCACACTAAGATGTGTCGCTGCGATTGTCAATTTTTTTATTGACAACGGAGGCATGAATGCTTACAGTGGATACATGGTTGGCACGATGAGGCCACCGAGGAGACGACGACATGACGACAATCAACGAGACAATCTTGGCACTTGCGACCGAAGCACGAGAGGCCACTGGCACAATGGTTGGTATCCGCAAGAGCACCCGCAGTGCCGATTACTACAGCGTCGGTGAGACACTTGGTCGCTGCTACCGCTGGATAGACGGACAGCGTTCGGACGAAATGCTTGATGGTGTCTCGACAGTCGAGCCTGGCTACTGGACGCGCGTCGAGAGCGACTACCCCGGCGACACTGTGCTGGTGGTGACAGGGCAAGCGGAGTATGGCGAGGATGTCGGCGAGCTTGTGATCAAAGATGCCTGCGTCTATGCCGTCATCGACACCAAGTCTGGCAGCATCAATGTCCTTTAAGTCATACATCATCTCTTGGGGCTTCGGCCCCATCAAGGCTTCGACCCGCGCTCGCTCATGGGTCGAAGCTGACATCATCGCACGCTATTGGTTGGCCCAAGGCGCGCACACCGTCACCATCATCGAGGAGACCTGACCATGTCCCAACTGCCTGTCATCATGCCACTGTCCGAAGTGAAAGAACTCGTCTCCATCTATCTGAAGTCTGGCCTTGCCTCTGGCATCAAGAGTGTCGAGCAAGGCATCGTCGTCGCCATGCTTGGCATGGAGATGGGCATGCAGCCACTGCACGCCCTGCGCAGCCTGCATGTCATGGATGGCAAGCCAGTGCTTGCCTCCGAAGCCCTCGTCGCCTTGGTGCACAAAGGTGGTCGCTGTAAGTACTTCCGCTGCGTCGAGAGCACCGCCGAGAAGGCCACCTTCGAGACGATGGCGATCTCCGACCCAGAGCCAACTCGCCTCACCTTCAGCATGGACGATGCCAAGCGCGCTGGCTTGGCCGGTCGTGGGCCTTGGCAGAAGTATCCACAGGCCATGCTTCGTGCTCGATGCGCCATGGCATTGGCACGCGCCCACTATCCTGACGCTG